GTCTGCGTCAGCGGGGCCCAGTTCATCGGCCTCCAATAGGTGTCGCCGCCGGGGATCGGATTCAGATCTTCGAGAAGGCGCACGTCATTCTGGCAAAGCCAGCCATTCTGGATCGCGATCTGATAGGCCGCATAGCGGCTCGCGGTATCGCCGCGCAACAGAGCCGCCATCGAGAACTTTGGGAAGTACGAAGACGTCAGGATCAGGTCGCGCTGAATGGCCTGTTCCCAAAGCACGACTCGCGGCAGGAGGCACTGAACCGCGAACATGATATTGAACTGCTCGACACTCGCGTAGGTGGCTGTTTTTTCGGTCTCGCCGATCAAGTGTGGAGGCACACCGAATATCGAGCAGATTTCGATTCGAGAGAACTTGCGGGCGTCCAGCAACTGAGCATCGGACGGCTTAACGCCGATCTCCCGGTAGGTCATGCCGGGCGGAAGAATCTTGGTCTTATGTCGATTCGCGGCGGTGTTGGTTTCCTGCCAATTCGCGATGAATTCCTTTTCGTCGGACTTCTCACGGAACCGTGCGCCCTCGATAATCCCTCCGCCGCGGGCGTCATTCTGGAAAAACCGTGCGGTGTAGTCCTGTTCGGCCAGAGCATTCCCTATCACATCGCGGGCGAGTGACACCGTCGTCTGACCGACAACCCCATCGTCGGATAGATTGCGCAGGTGGAACACCTCCTCCTGGACAAGAGCCCTCGTGTTCCCCGTCAGCGGATCGTTGTACTTGTAGCGGAGTCTCCCTGACCCCATGAGACGCTCAACGGTTACTCGATCCGGATGCATCGGCATCAACTGCTCGACAGCCGATCTGGTACCCGGGATAATCTCCGCATACGCGTTGCCGCGGAGCTCGAAATGCCCCTGAAGCATCTGGTAGAACTCGAATGCCGTCTGGTGAGCGTTAGGCTGCCTCGATAGAACGTCGTAAAGCGGGTAGTTCGGAACCGTTTTCTTCCCGCCATCGGCCGTGTCGGTGTAGATCTTCACCGGCATCGTCGCCACATTGCGAGTGATGATATTGACGCAGGCGAGTACAGCCGCTACGCGCTTTGCTGTCTCGGCCGTGACCCGCATCCCGCTGGCCGATGAATGGCCAACCGGGCCATACCAGAAGTCATCCCATGGCGCCGGAGCGCCACTGACGTCGGCGCGGAGTTGCTGAGCGCCGCTCGAAATACTCTGGATGAGTCCCATCAGGATAGGCGCCGGTAACCAGCAAGAAACGAGACGGACGCCAGACACAGCCCGCCGACTATGAAACCGAGTGGATGCCACCACAGCCAAAAGCCGTAGGAGATACTTCCGATACCCACCACGAATCCGGATTCAGCTGCGTACCGGGCGATCTTCACGCGCACAGCACCCGCGGCGACGTGTAAATGTCGATTGCCTTGATGGCCTCAGCCATTGCATCGACGAGAGCAGCCATACCGTCAATCCGTGACGACGACTTCTCGCGCGCCGGCTTTTCAAACATCACGTTGTCGCGCTTGTCGTCGGCGAGTGAGCAGCAGCTGGCATGCCACCGCAACACGGGATGCCCGCCGTGATAGAGCTTGGCGTTCTGAATCAGCGCCAGAACTTTCTTGGTTGGCTCCGACAACGACATGAACCCCTGACGGATCTCAACGCACTTGTGCCCGTCCTCGACCATCGGAACACTGATCTGGCGGCTGTTCGCAGGGTCCCAGCAGATTCCCTGAAGATCAAATACCCGGCTGCCCCACTCGAGGCGCGCCTTCACGTCGCGGTAGTCGATCACGCCGCCGGGTGAAAGCTCGAGGAATCCCTGATCGGCCCATGCGCGGAAGGGCATTCCGTCACGAGTCTCGCGCTTTCGCAATCCGGATTCGGGAATCCAGAAAAACGGCAGGATGTCATAGTCATCGTCGTCGCGCGGAAAGACGAAAACAACTGCCGTAAAGTCCGTCGTCATTGACAAATCGACACCGGCCCAGCACTTGCGGTCAACAAAGCGCTTCATGACCTCGTGCGGAAGCGGGCGAACCTTATCTTCGGGAGGTTTTGGAAGTAGCCCGGCCGCTGTCCAGTCGCCGGCGGTCGCATCCCACTTCACCATGTCGACGGCGCGGTTTTCCTTCTGGTCCCAAATGTTCAGGTAGTAACGAAGAAACGACCGAAGGTCACCAAGAGCGACGGCGGATTCGTATTTCTCTTTGATCTTCGAGATCGCAAGAAACCCTCCGTTCTCTTTCAGGCTTGGATTGGCTTTTATCCACGTCTTCGGGTCGCCCGGGTCGTCTGTCTTGTCGGCCGCGTAGATCTTCCCGTAGAACTTCGGGTCAGATACGATACCCTCGCTGATCCGGCGCGTCTTTTCGTGCAACTGCCAGGCCAGCGGCGATTCCGACTGGACGCCAGCCGTAGTAATCGCAATGGTCAGCGTCTGTTTCCTGGTAATGCCGCCGTTTGACAGCACATCCCAGTTTTCGATCTGCTTGCGGGTCTTCCACCGGTGGACCTCGTCCGCGATTACGCACGATGGATTAACGCCGTCTCCGAAATCACCGTCCGCAGCGATCGCAGCATAGAACGAATCCGGATCTGACCGCTTTACGATCCGGTTTGTGCCGCGCAGAATCCGGAGCCGCTTCGTAAGCAAGGGCGATTGCTCGACCATCTTGCAGGCCGCGCGATAGACGTTCATCGCCTGGCGCGTTGCAGCGGCAGCGCCGTAGATCTGCGTTCCTTTGGTGTTCGTTAGAACGAGCACCAGCAGCAGGAGGGCCGCGGCGAGTTCGGTTTTTCCAGTTTTCTTTGGCACTTCGAGGTAAACCATCTCGATGACGCGGTTACCGTCATCGTCGATCCAGCCGAATATCTGACTTATTGCCTGTTCTTGCCAGGGAGCGAGAAGGAAAGGCTTGCCGTAGTACTCATCCGCTGTGTGCTTAAGAAGCTTCTCAACGAAGTTACATGCAACATCGGCGTGATGTTGAGAAAATCGCACATCAGTTTACGGCTGGCCTCTGCTCGCGGGGTTGAGAAAGCATTTCCATGAGATCGACCTCGCCTTCGTCCTTATTCTCGACCGAAAGCCGCATTCTGCTTACCGGCGACAGTCCGAACTCGCAGCAGAACGCCTTGACAAGAGACCATCGCTGCCGGGCTATCATAACCGCCGGGTGAGCCTTTACTTTCAAGACAACGACATCTCCGTCATCGTTGACGGTTGACTCGGTCACAGTGGGGCCGTCGCGGTCAATAATCTCTTCCGCCTGAACAGCCCTGGCGTAGTTCATGCAGGCTCCCTCCAGCATGATCGCGTCCGGCCTGTTATCCAACTTCATAGCCCCAAGTTCGTCAGCCCAGAATTTCCATACGGAGCGGCCGAGTCCTTTCAGGTGCTTCGGGCAGGCAGGGAAACCACGTGTTGCTTTGGGCCGCGCCTCCAGTTGTTCCTGAAGCTTGCCGGTCCCATGTTTGCGCGGATCACCTTCGGCGATCTGGCGCTCAACCGGCTTGGGTTTTCGGCCCTTCACTCATTCACCTTTTGCGGTCCGAGCAGTATGACATTGACAGCAGAGACCTCGACAGTTTGCTTCAACCAGCCGCAATTCCGGAAAGTCCCGCAGCTTCTTGACGTGATGAACGTCCGTTGTCGGCCGGCGATGGCAATCTTCGCAAATCCTGTGATCCGTCTTTGGACCCAGAGGGCCGGGGGGGGACAAGAACCAATCCCTGAAGCGGCGCCATTCGTGATCATAGCCGCGCTGTGTAGAGTTGCCGCGCTCACGATCGGAATGGAATGCATGATCAGGACAGGGCTTATATTCCCGGCAACCCGGGCGCGAACACGGACGAAGCGGTGCGTTCAATGTTCGATGTCATTCAGTTCGCAAGACGATCCGGTAGGAGTCTGCCACGTACTTGTGATCGCGGCCATACTCTTCCGAACAGCGTCTGATGGTTTGTATTGAGAGACAGTTAAAGTTCTCCGCGTTGGCATCATTTCCAGCTGCTTTTGCATCTCGATGGCAACGGACTCACGCTTGCATCGCTCGCACAACTCAAATGAGCCGTATCCTAGCCGAGTGCACTTGCCACACATCAGGCAATCGCTCTATGGTTCGTCCGACGATCGTATCCAATTGTCGGGATGCATGGCATTCCGTCACGAGCGTCGGAGATCTTCGCAAAAGAG